CGCCATCATATTCTTCACCAAATCCGGATTCTGCTTCATCACGTCATTCATGTTAGGCATCACAGACTTAAACATACTGTTTGTTAAATGAAACATCATAGCTGAACCACCTAACATCATAATAAGCTTGACCTCTGGAGCGACGCTGACCTTTGATCTATACTTAACATACAATTCTTCGAAAACACCATCATAGTCGTCGACATTTTCCATAATAGATTCAGACCACCCCTCCAACTGAATTTCGAAGGGGTTATATCTCTTGTTCAAAAACTCAAGACCTGTTACACAGGCAACAAGCATCCTTCGAGAAAAACGAATAGACTGCTCAACGTCAATGCTGTATGTAATTCGTTTGACTTCAGATCTCAACTCATCAATGTTGGAGTATGCATTCAAACGCTTGTTTACAGAAAAACCCTTTTTCTCAAGACGAGTTAACTTGTTTAAAAGATCAGATTTCTCTTCATCAATTGAAGTATAACCTTTAGAAGGCTGTTCCTCTTGATAACTCGGACCTCCTTGTGGTTCGTCGTCGAAAAACATCGGCTCATCTTCACCATAATCAATCTCTTCTTCTTGATGTGTCTGCTTTGGTGCCGTTTGTTTATTTGGGTTGACAAAAGCATCCATCGTTTCCTGTTGTTCATGTGATGGAGGAGCTCTTTGTTGGGGTCGGGAGGGTCGTGGTACAGGCTGAGGACGAGGGGCTGAAATTTGAATCTCATCCATCAGGGCCTGTTCATCTTCGTCCAACTTCATAATAGTAGCACTTCCACGGTCGATGACTATTTCTTCGTCCATCTACTCTCTATGTAGAAACTAAAAAATTTACCTTTAACGCAGTTAATAAAAAATATTGGTAGACTATAAATGTTCAAGTTCAATAAGACCAACCGGAACGCCCTCACAACCATCGTCGTTCTTTTTTCGATCATCGCTCTTCTCGGTATCATGAAAAAGGTTAGCGCGTACCAACCCAAACCAATTACTATTAACGTCGTCAACGATAAGTCAATCTTCGATCTCGAGGCAGACCTCGATTGTGTTCCAGGTTCGGGTAAGAAAGACAGCCCATACACAAAAGGTCTCACACCCGGTGGACTTTGCGATGCCCAAAAGCTTGTTGGCGAACACGCTGGATATGAAATTGTTGATGGAATCGGTGGAACTTTAATCTAAGCTAACTATAAATGGTTCTCATTACATCGCCAACGGAGACAATCCCAGACCTTAACTATGAATATCATACTATAACAGTTGATACAATTGGACAGACAAATTCCAATTCATTTACATGCTACTTAAACCAACCTCTTCATAATGTTGTTCAAGCTCGTCTTGTAGCCGCTCGAATCAACACCGTAACTCCCATCAATGGCACTGAACACTGTTACATTTCCATCAAAGAACTGGATTCTATCTTTTCCGATAAAGCATCTAGAACACCCCCACCCGAAACAGATGGAAGTATTGTTCGAAACTCATTTGCCAGTTTATTAACGCAAGATAATACTGGTACTATCATTTTTAGAGATAACTATCCCATTGTAACCCAATACATTGATCCAATTCGAACAATTGATCGGTTAAATATTTCAATCCGAAATGAAGACGGTGATCTCGTAGAACCATCAACCCCCGCTGCAACAAATTTCTTAGTCTTCCGCTTTGTGTGTAGGAAACCTAACCTGTAATTTTCTCACTTTACTATAGTATACCATGTCCGCTGGTGTTGTTCAATTAATTGCTATAGGAGCCCAGGATGAATATATCGTGGGTAATCCCGAAATATCTTTTTTTAGTTCAACATTTAAAAGACATGCTAATTTTTCACAGTCCATCGAAAAACAAACGATCCATGGAGCTGTGAAAAACAATTCGCTGTCCACCATTCAATTCGAACGTTCTGGAGATCTTCTCGGTTACGTGTATTTTACAATCGATGATACGTCCCAAGCCCTCGATATTCAAAGATGGGATAAGGTTATCGATTATGTAGAATTACTTATCGGTGGTTCCGTCGTAGATTCTCAAGACGCTATATTTACCGAAAAGATTGCTATAGATACATGTGCACAAAATGTATCTAAAAGTGCAAATGGTACACACCCGGGTGTTAGTGCTCGATCATACTTTTATCCACTGCGGTTCTTCTTCTGTGAAGGTCCACAATGTGCTCTCCCCCTCGTTGCATTGAATTATCACAATGTCGAAATTCGAATTCACTGGGGAAGTGAAGCTACAATGTATAATGTAGAGTGCTATGCCAATTATTACTACTTAGACAACGAAGAACGTGGTCAATTTGCATCTAGAAAACATGATATGCTCATCACACAAGTTCAGAAAAATATAGCGTCTCAACAACTCGTCCAGGAACTTACATTTAATCACCCAATCAAATATATCGCTTCATCTGATACAACAACAGACGGTGCCCTGACTTCACCCCAAAATAAAGTAAAACTTAACATCAATGGTCTAGATATAGGTAACTACAGATGGGGAAAACCACACTTTATAGATGTCATGAACTATTATCATACCAACTTTGTGACTTCCCCAGACTTCTTTCTCTACTGCTTCTGCCTGTCCACAAGTTCCCTTCAACCCACAGGTACACTTAACTTTAGTCGTCTCAATTCAGTCAAGCTAATGAGTGAAACAATGCCAATTAATCATTCTATATACGCAGTAAACTACAACATACTTAGGATTGAAAATGGTATGGCCGGACTTCTATATGCAAATTAAAATGCTACACTATATTAAATGGTTAAGAACTTACCGACAGTGGAACGTTCAACCAAAATTAGGTTTGGTAAAAATGTTCCAGACTCGGAGGTTCAAGCTGAAAACACCATAGTATTTAATGCCAGTAACGATTTTTTAGAAGCAAATACATCAAATGCCATATACATGTCACCGATGCGACTGCTTACAGATCCCGATGATCAACGTTTTAAAATACTTGGATTTAATCAAGTGACAAAAGAAATCACTGATAGTAATGTTACTCTCCGCGATATTGGTACCAAAGATCTTCAAAGTATAACTGAAACTGGGAACACGACAACGGAGACTGTCGAATTTAATAATCCCGATACATCCGTAGTCACGATATCAAATGTAGGTGTAGCAAATAGTTCACCTGTACATACTTTAGATGTTGGGTCGAATCTTTACGTAGATGACACGGGGTCAAACGTTCTCTTCGTTTCAGGAAATACATATATCAAAGAAAACCTTGTCATCGATGGTAATGTTCTCATAAATGGTCTGACGACGACAGTTAACACCGAAAATTTAACAGTCACCGACGCAATCATCGAACTCGGAAAAAATAACGTATCCAGTGACACCACGATAGATCTCGGTCTTCTTTTGGCTCGCCCAGAGTCTTCATCAAATGTTACCGTTGGTTTTCTCGAAGGTAGTGATGAAATTGTATTAGCGTATACTCAAAGTAGTTCTTCTGAAAAAACACTTGTACCCGAGACATCGGAAAGTGTTAATGTCCACGTGTATGGTAAATTGTACACCGAAGATAGCGTTGGTATTGTTAATACATCACCCATACACACTTTAGACGTAGGTTCCAATCTATACGTAGACGATACCGACTCAAATGTTCTCGTCATCAATGGAAATGTAAAAACAACGGGTTCGTACTATGGTGATGGGAGTAAACTCACAGGTATTGTGACCAGTCTTGAAGACGTTGCAAACAATGGAAATACAATATCAAATGTAATTCAGTTTACTAACCCGGAAACCGGTTTTGCTGTAGATAGTAACGTCGTCGTCGGTGGAAACGTTACAGCCACGAACTTCCTAGGTGATGGTGGTCTCCTCTCGAACCTTGTAACAACCCTCCAAGATGTCTCAGACAATGGAAATACAACATCCAATACCATTCAATTGACAAATACAGACATGGGTCTCGTTGTAGATAATAACGTTCTCATTGGTGGAACTTTATTTTTAGGTAGCCTCGAATTCGCAACTTCACCGACTTTATCATCTGTGACAAATTCTGGTAACGCAACCGAAGAAACTCTTCAGTTTATAAATGAGGTTACCGGTTTTCGTGTGTTGAGTAATATTGTTGTTGGTGGAAATGTTACAGCTTCCAGTTACTATGGTGACGGTGGGTTTCTGTCAAATCTCGTGACAACCCTCCAAGATGTCTCCGATAACGGAAATACCACCTCCAACACCCTCCAATTCACCAACGCAACTACCGGTGTGGTCGTAGATAGTAACATCGTCGTCGGTGGAAATGTTACAGCTAGTACATTCTTAGGCGATGGTGGCCTCCTCTCCAACCTCGTGACAACCCTCCAAGATGTCTCCGATAACGGAAATACAACCTCCAATACCCTCCAATTCACCAACGCAACTACTGGTTTGGTCGTAGATAGTAACATCGTCGTCGGTGGAAATGTGACAGCCACAACCTTCTTGGGGGATGGTGGTCTCCTCTCCAATCTGGTCACAACCCTCCAAGACGTCTCCGATAACGGAAATACAACCTCCAATACCCTCCAATTCACCAATGCACACACCGCCTTCACCACCGATCTCACCTCAAATGTCGGAGTAAAGTTGAATCAATTGGCAAACGTGTCACTGACCACCCCCCTAAATGAAGACATGCTTGTATATGATGGTTCCAATTGGGTCAATCAGCTACAAAATCATACATTTTTACAAGCTAAGGCATTAGAAACAATAAGTAAAGGTGATATCGTATATGCGGCGGGGCATACAGGTAATGATATTTTTGATGTGCGGAAAGCTCGAGCCGATAGTTCAACCACCATGCCCGCGTTAGGTGTAGCCTATCAAAATTTGGCTGTAAATGGTGTCGGTCTTGTCGTTACATTTGGTAGAGCTGATGGATTAAACACCGGGGGCTTCATATCTGGTGAAACCGTCTATGTGAGTAACGTTGTAGCTGGTGGTATCTCAAATGTGGCACCCCAAGCTGAAACCGATCTCATTCAGAATGTTGGTCTCGTAGTTAAACCTCAAGCGATTACGGGTGTCATTGACGTGACCGGTGTTGGTCGTGTGAATGCTATTCCCAACGCTCAGGTAGTCACCACCCAACCTCCACACATCTATACAAATGGCGGCGGAAACACATTTGAAAAAATGGATCCCGCAGACGTTCTGACAAAACTCCAAACCCTCCAACAGGTCACCGACACTGGGAACACCACCTCAAATACAATCCAATTTACAAATGCCACCACTGGTGTAGTAACCACGGCAAACGTTGAAGTTGGCTCAAACATCGCAGTAGCTGGTCTCGCAGATCTAAATAATAAACACTTACCGATGGTCAGAACAGATGGATTCTTTGAGAAATCTCCAGTGTACATAACAAGTGGAGGAACTTACGTAGTTTCTACTGCGGAAGCAGAATTTCTGGGAAACCTAACATTGAGTGGCAACACAACAATTTTTTCTTCAAATAACGTCACCATCCAAGATCGTATTTTCGGAATAGGTGCAAATAATGCAGTTCACAACTTGGATACTGGTATCATGATGGAACACAAAGAAGACGGTGTTTATGCCAACATAGCCGCCATATACCACGCCGATGAACATAGATTTTCCATCGGGTATACACAAAATACCTTTACAGATAACCACATCCTACACTATGACGACCCCGATCACGTAATGCTCATCGATTTGCGAGGAAACCTTCAAGTCCAAAACAATACATCTATATTCGGTGAACTTGTCACATCTTCAAATGTAGGTATAGCGAACACATCACCTGTACACACCTTAGACGTAGGTTCCAATCTATATGTTGATGATACCGACTCAAATGTACTCGTTGTCAATGGAAATGTAAAGACAACGGGATCATACTATGGTGACGGGAGTAAATTAACAGGTCTCGTAACGACCCTCCAAGATGTCACAGACAATGGAAATACAACATCCAACACCCTTCAATTGACAAATGCGACCACAGGTCTCGTCATAGACAGCAACCTAGTCGTCGGTGGAAATGTTACAGCCACAACCTTCTTAGGTGATGGTGGTCTCCTCTCGAACCTTGTAACAACCCTCCAAGATGTCTCGGACAATGGAAATACAACGTCCAACACCCTTCAATTGACAAATGCGACCACAGGTCTCGTCATAGACAGCAACCTAGTCGTCGGTGGAAATGTTAC